TGAGCGCCGACGGTGTACGCAATTACGAGCGAAACACCTATTACGTTGGGCGCTGGAAACCCGAGTACGAGCGCTGGGTAGACATGCTCGCCGGCCTGAACCAAGGCCCGGGGCATCTTCAGGTTGCCTGGAACTCGGCGCTGATTTACGACATGATCTTCACGAAGAAAGCGCCAATGTATACGTGATCTTAATGCAGCTTTGTGTCAGTCACGAATTTTGTTGGACAGTCGGGCCTCTGCTTCATCGACAGTCATAAAGGTTCGCAAGCAGTGACGCTCTAAGTCCCGCCAGAACAACACTACCGCGTCCACCAGCGAGAGAAGTAGCTCAAAAGAAAGTCGAATGTCAGTCACCGGACGTACACCGAAATGCTCTTCAAACAACGGCTGAGAATCAGGCCAAAGCTCTGGATTCCGCTTACGAAGCGTACGAGCAGCCCTACCCTCCCCATGACGACACACGTTACCTAAAAGCATAAGCAGGTCGATCTGAGGGTATGATTGGAACTGTGGAAGCTCCAGCCCCCGTACCTTTAAGAAAAGCTTGTTGAAATCTTCACCCCATAGGGTTTTCTCTGCTTTCTCAATCTCCTTTCCAATCGAATCAGGCGCCTGTTCATTTGGCACAGAGGGAGTAGAGAACTGTCGCACGCATCCAGTGACGTATGTCCGTATTTGTTGCTCCCATAACGACTGAATGCCTAGACAAAATGTCATAGCTGTCCTTTGCTCAAGTACGAAATGGTCGAAGGCGTGAAGTGACTTTATAAAATCGTCTATATCAGTTCGTTCTATCAATTCATCACGTCGACGCCCTAGAGCGATTAGAGAAGGCTGAACAACCAGCTCTAAATAGTCCTGCACCACGTTGCCATAGTTGTTGGCGTATACGTCCACAATTGAGTGCTTCCATGGATGCTGACTCATCAAACCCACCATCACCTATGCTTTAAATAATACGCACGGCCAGCTGGTGTAAACCGGTAGAACACCCCACGTACATTCGCAATTTTGCCTAGAAATCCTTGCTCAAGAAGGTCATCAATAGCGGCGCCAGCTTCTACATTACCTACGCCTAACGCAGAGGCAAAAACACCCAATGTAGGTCTGACTTCTGCATCCGTATATTTTGCCATTATCTTCATCACATCAAATCCGATAGCTGACACCTCTACTTCCGCTGGAGCCTGGGCCTTTTCAAGCAAACGTGTTAATTCCTCACACGAAGACTTCAGGCGAGCATTCTCAACCTGAACTGAGCGGTAACGCTGCTCACTATCCGCTAGCGTTGCTAGCGTGGAGGCTAGACGGGCATTCAATTTATGGGCCGCACTGGAACGGTACTTCACAAACATGACACCTAAACCGCCTCCGCATACGATAACCAAGACGACAGACCAATAAGGGATACCTAGGTCAGTTGAAAGCCAGCTTGCAATCCCGCCTAGCTTCTCCGGCATCCAAGGTGGCAGTTGCCCATTCTCAGTGACGTACCCGATAACCGACTGCCCCACCAAAGCGCATGCGGCAACCACTAAGGCCAACAGCTTTGTCCAATGCTTCTTCATATCCGTGAATGCCCCATCACCCCAAAAATACAGATTATACCAGAGACAAGGTGGCAGACTGCCTTTCTGAGAGTTGTGGCAATGTAAATTGAAGGCAGGTGAAGACTATAGAACTCAGTTCAAATAGAAAAGTTACAAAATCCGCCTATCAACACTGCAGATTTATTTGAATAAATGCCTTGCAATTGCCCCTCCGAAGTGTTGACAAAGTTGATTATTATGATATAATAAACTATAGAAGGGAGAGAAATAAACATTCCTCTTTTCACCATCTTCTTTGTAATGCTGGGCTTCTCTCTTAGTGTTACTCCTTCTGTCTGGTTTGCTCAAGCCACCTCCAGCGTTCCCCTAGTAACGTGACAGAAAACTAGGCTCCTAATTCTGTTCTACGAGTGCAATTGTCGAACTGAAAGACCTTGGAACTACGCGTAGCGTCTGCCGTAGAACTCCTTTCAAGCACTTGCCCTGTAGTGTGGTCGCAACAGGGCACTAATTCAGAGTTTCCACTAAGCCAATAATTTCAGCCTTGAATCAGCTGTTTTTATCCTCATCGCTTTAATCTGTAGTGTGGCTTAAACAGATAGATCCAGTGTCTCAAGGGTGGTTCCTTGCAAGAGGCATTTCGAAGCTCGCCCCGGTCGAGTGGATCATAACCGGAACTAACCTCTAAACATGACCCCAAACACGGCAGAGTCAGTTTAAAACAAATCCAATAGAGAGTGGATAGAATAGGCCGAGAAATCGGCTTTTTCTTTATCTGCATTCTCTACCCGTACGCTTTCGCAATACCCGCCGTACTCACACGGCACACTCTCTCAATAGGAAATAAATAACATGATTACATTCGTGCTAATGGTGGTCTGTGCCACCTCGCTAGGGTTGATTGCTTTCGGATTGCCGTCTGTAGTGTCTGTTTTTCGAGGCACCGAATAATGGATCAGTCAGTTCTCAACAAACTAGCAACCTACGTGGAAACACTCGATGTAGAAAAACTAATCGAAGCTAACTACCTCGACATGCTTCTAGCTGGCGAAGCAGAGGAAGACGCCTACGCAGAACTCTATGAGGATATTTGCTAATGGCTATTTTCTTTTCAGCCGCTGCGTTCATCTGTTTAATCTCTTTCTAACCCCACTCTCTAATACAAGGAAACAAATCTATGACCATCCAATCTGCTCCAACCAAACAACAAATCCAAGACGCTAAAGATCAAGCCACTTTCGCATACCAAAACCGCGTTAGCGAATACAGCGAAGACTTTAGTGCTACCCCGGATGCAAGAGGCAACCTACCACGTAAGTTCTTTCACGGCGCCCTGGAAAGCACTACATACGCTCACGCTGATGCAATGGTGCGTGACCTAGCTGACAAGTTAACTCAAGGCTACACACTGTCTGACGTGACAACACAGTCTATTGGCATGCAACAAGTTCTGGTGCTAACAAAGCCTGAATCTGTTCAAGTCGCTGAACTCAAGATTGTGCATGCAGAAGTCGATGCTGATTTGAAAGCTCGCTTTGCTGCCGAAGCTGAGAAAGCAATTGCTCTTGAAGTTGAGGTTGCTATTGCTACCCAGATTGAAGAAGAACGCGTAGCCGTTGCTAATGCCGCTGCCGCTCAACGTGCAAGAATTGAAAAAGACATTCGTGCCGCTCGTGGCATGCGTTAATCAAAGCGACACTCTGTAAGGGTTCACAAGAACCCTACACACTCTCTATAAGGAAAATGACAAATGAAACATACAGCCGTAGTAGAACGCCAAACACGCGAAGCAATGGTAAGAATTCAGAATGGTGAAGACTTCCAACAGATCCTCAAAGAACATAGATACAACGAAGAACTCCAAATGGACGCTCTACGCGATCTAGCAGAAGCCCAAGGCTTTAGCCGTGACATTAATGTTACGCAAGGTCAAATCACTAAACTTGTAGTGGAGCAAGCAAAATGAGTACGATCCTAATTGAACTCCCATTGTATGAAGAAGAGGATTACCGCTACAGCATACCACTTCAAACAGTTTCTTTGCAGTTCCGATTCTACTGGTCTAACCGTGCCAGCCAGTGGCATATGGATCTTCATCTAGAAGACCAAACACCCATCGTGCTAGGACATGCTCTTGTCTCCCAATTCCCAATGCTTGAAGACTTCCACCTTGAAACCTACGGCCTAACGGGACACTTTGAACTAATGCCTGTTAACGTAGCTACAGGAACACAGCTAACGCTTGAACCAACGGTGATGCCTCAGTTCTTCAAACTCTACTACGCTTACACCGTGGAGGATTAATAATGAGCACTTACACAGATCTAGAACAAACGTTGCTTGCAAGCGTTAAAGAACTGGCTGATCACGTAAGCCTACTCGCAGAGGAACTGGAAACAGTTACAGCACAGCGAGACGATTTACTTGAACTCCTAGAGTCCACGGTGCAATTCGCAACGCAAACAATCGAAGCTCTACAATAAGGATACCCAGTGATCACAGTTTCTCATTCCAACACAACCTACAAAGCAATCAGAGATATTTCAGCGGTAGCTGACGCACTCGTGACGGAATATAAAGGAGCTGGTTTCATGCCATCGCTTAACACAGATCCTAGCGAGCTAATCACGATTGAACAGGCTGAACGAATGATTGCCCTTGCCATACGCGACGCAATCCGCCGTGCAGCTTAAACATTTTCAATAAGGGCTTAGGGTTAACGCTCTAAGCCCTTCTTTTGATCCAAACAAAAGACGAACACAAGGAGACATAAAAGTGTCGAAACCAATTAGACCAATCACAGACTACGTTAATACGGTAGCTGATCCCGCTCTAGACAAATACGCCACCTATCGTTTGGTAGGATGCACAAACATTTCTGCAATCATGTATGACCTCAAGAAGGTCATTAAGATTCGCCTAGGTGGTGCGGCTTACAAATTCCACTACTTCTGGCTGAATACATCCATTGGAACAGTGGTAGCTTTCTCAGGTGACAAACAGGTGATGGAAGTAATCGCCAATCGCCTCCTAGATCATAGTCTACATTTCACACGTGCTGAATGCTTGCACGCTGGTGGTGGTGCGATCCGCTTCAAGGCATACATGCAAACCATTGAAATGATGTATCGCCCAGTACCCGGCAAACGCTCCTATTCAGGAAGTGCTGTAAATGCCCAGGCAATCGCACCACGCCGCAAGAAACGAGCATAACCGCTTGTACGGTGCAAAGAGAGGCTAACCCCCGCCTGTCAGTCTCTCGAACCTCAAACGCTCTGTAATCACCCTACAGCCCCTCAGAATACTCCCCTCACCACAAAGAAGGAACATGAACAATGCCGAGTTTGCTAACAGTGCTAGCGTGGTTGAAATGCTGGCTGTGCAATCACTTTGGTTTGTTGGTTGTTATCTTTCTAATCTTTGCCTTGCATTCGTGTCAGATGAACAGAATTGAAGACGTTAGACAAGAGACTGATTTTAAGATGAATCAGGTACTTCTAATCACTCAACAACGCCAGCAAAGATACCAAGAAGACACTATGAAGGTGTTGAACGAACTCAGTAAAGCTCAAATCACGATTGGTAAAGTCGAGTCTCATACAGTCAATGACCACTCTCGCTATGAGATTGGAAACGTGAATGTGAAAGTCGAGGCACCCAATTACGGAACGGCGAGCAGAACAGACAGCATCACAACCAGTGTAAACAAACCACAGCTAACACCAAAGCCTGATCACCTTGATGCCTCCCCGGCTGATCGTGACAACCCTTAAAGACACAAAGCCGTAAGGCTCACACCACACACCATAAGGACAAGACAACATGAGTACAAAAGTATGCCAACACTGCCAACGCCTACTAGGTTCTACCAACTATGCAGGGCTGTACTGCAATACAGATTGCCTGTTTAAGCACCAGCTGAGCAGAACCCTTAAGCCAGAATCACGGGCTTCAATGAGCTGATGAATACAGAAGCTTTTTATGACCCTCACGGCCTCTTGAGAGGCATTCTAGCAGTGCTTAAAGACTACGCCAGTGCTATCCCACTCCAAGCTAGAACAGATGCAGCAATGCAGCTTGTAGAGGCTCTTAGCGGCGCTGTAGAAGATCCTCAACCGCTGCCAGCACGAGAGGCTCCACGCCTAACACCACGTGAACAGTACGAACAACGAAAGGCTTCAAGAGAGCGAAGCCTTAAGGCTGCTATCCCACGCAACCCACCAAACGAAAGTTACTTGCAATACTATGATTGAACAACAAAGGCCGGTTAGCTTGGAACACTCTAGGCTACCGGCCTTTCTCTTTCATCTTTTTTAATAAATGTCAAATAAATGCCCCTTCTAAGTATTGACAAAGTTGGTTCCCGTGGTAATATATACATGAGTAGGAGATAAACATTTTCTGCTCTCGCTACATTCTCCCCGCTTCACTCGCTACACCTTCTGCTACATCCAACCCAAACACCCCAAAACACCATCCCGAATGGAGGTATTTCTATGACCCGCTTTTCTACTCGTGGTGGCGCTTCTAAGACTTGTACTTGCAAGGTTTGTGGAATCTCTTTCCTCTCTCGCAAGCTACAGCCTTTCTGCTCCAGCACTTGCCGCAACACACAAAACACAACTTCCCCAGCCATCCTAGAAGGAGCTATTCAGCATGACCAAACAAACCCAAACAGCCACTAAGAAAGCCGCTTCACGTCGTCCTACCTGCAAACACTGTAAAGTAAGATTCACCACGACAAGCAAAACAGTTAAGTTCTGTTCCCGTGCCTGCAAACAGAGCGCAGCTAACGCCAAGGTAAGAAAAGACCCTCTTGAGAAGGCAATGAAATGTGCTTTCTTCTACTACCTAGCTCGTGAATGTTCTCGTGCTGGTACATTGGAAATTCTACGCGGTCACACAGTTGAAACCCTTTCTGCTCTCCACTCTCTCTACAAAGCAAACATGCGTTACAACGGCTACGGCGACCGTAATGACTACGAGCTATCCCACATCTCCCCAGTCAGCGGCGTGAACACTCTAGGTTTGCTGTTCGCAAATAACCTTGTCTCCGCACCAAAATCTCTCAACCGCGCCCACGGAATTAAACACTTCGGACACGGCATGTCTATCTCTCGTGCAACTCTCAACACAAAGCACGCTGTAGACAAAGAAAATGAAAAGGAGTCGTCTGTGGTTCAACGCGTTCTAGCCTACCTTGGTAAGACAGTTGTTCTTGAGACAATCAAGGCATGCAAGATCAAACCCACTCAACGTTGCCAGCTAACACAATGGATCGTTAACCACTACGACGAATCCAACGCTGAACACTTCGCAGCCATTCCAGATCTAGACGCACTAGAAGACATGAAAACCAAACAACTCCAAGCAATCAAAACTCTGATGACTGGAAAAGAATCCAGTTTCATGCTTTGTGAAGCTGCTCGTGTTGAACACGTTATGTCTCGTGAACTCTCCCGCCTTTCCCTAGTTCGTCCTGAGCTAGAAGTTTACGCTTATGCTTTTGAAGATGCTCTGACTACTCAAGCCGGTCACAGTCTATTTACCCAGCACCATGCACAGATGTTGTTTGACGTGCTGCACGGTAAGTCGATTGAAGTTATGGGCGATACTCTTCAAATGGTGATTGCTGAAAACACTTTGTACAAACACATCACTTACGTTCACGGTTGGGCACAAGCCACCGATATGTCTATGGCTGCTTACAAAGCTTTCCTAGACGCTCCAGTTACAGCCGCTGTGCAAGAAGTAGAATTGATTGTTGATAGCCGTGGAAACATCATTCCTTTGGAGTGCTACGAGTACTACAGTCAGATCCCATTCTAATCCACTCTCTAAACTACCCGCTTAGTCTACGTGCTACGCGGGGTTTTCTTTGCCTGTGAGAAAACTAAGTGCCCTGTAGCGGAGATTCTAATCTCTGAACCTACCGCCAAGTGCCCGTTTTTAAAGGGCGAACCCCCTGTTTGAGCTGACATATTTCACGCCTTAGCATGGTCCTAAACGTCAACAAGCGAGACGTGTTACAATCTCCCCGCAGCCGGGAAGGTGTAGCGGGACATGGAATGTTGAGCTGTCCGCCGTTGTGGTGACTGGGGTTAGTATTGGCCCTGCACTTCCCACCTTTCTCTAAGCCCCCGCAAGCTTGCACACGCCTCTTTAATCTTTCTCTTAGTCGCTTATCACAAGTGAGATTCACTGTATCTCCTACGCCCTCTCAAGAGCTTACAACGAGCCTTGCTTCCGTCCTGTTCAAACCCCTGTAAACATTGGTCTACACCCCTACACCACTTGCATAGTTAGTGCAAATAAAACATCTAAGCCTATTGCAATTTATGGTAATACGGTGTATAATTACCTGTAAAGCAAAGCAAGTTTTGAGACGCTTCCTTTCTCCGTGTTATAGCCTTCCAATCGGCTTCATAGATTGGCTTCCCTATTTTAAAACACAGGCACCTAGTCTGTGTTTCGCTGTGTTCGCCTGAACATTCAGCTACATCGCTAAAGCATTCATACAAGGGCCAGTATGTGACGGCCCTTTTTCATATCTGTTTCAGCTACCCGTACATCTAAACATTCACTCTCACCTAGATACTCAAGGAGCTATTTCTATGGCTATTCGCCGCACTAGTGCCCGTCTATGCAGTTGCAAACAGTGCAACAAAATATTCAATACATTCTCCCACCGCACTATCTGGTGTTCCGAGGCATGCCGCTTGAAAGCCTACCGTGCTAAGCGAGCCAGTTAATCAAGTCAACCTCCGCTATTGCGGCCACTCTCTATAAGGAAACCATTACATGACACCAATGATTGATCACTTCAATGATTCTTTCGTGCCACACACTGCACACGATCTACAACAACGCTTTAACCAACGCTGCCAATCAATTAAGGGTTTGGCAATGGTGCTGCAACAAGCTCAGTACATTGAACAGCAACAGATTCAACGTGCTGAACAGCAACGTCAACAATGCTTGGCGATGGCTCAAGCCGCCCAAACAGCACAGAACGAAGCTCGCGGCAAACGTGCCCGTGAGTTTATCAAGACTAATATGCCTGCTCTCTACAGCACTTTCTAATAAGGAACATCCCCATGACTATCGCTATTCGCCGCAAAAACGGCGACACACTTTGGTTTGACGCCATTGAAGGATTTGATGAAGTGCTAACAGCCACTACAACCAAACACCCTATTGGCTCTGGTGCGTTCGTTACTGACCACATCATTAAAGACAACCCACGTTTCACCCTACGCGGAATTCTGTCAGACGCTGACTTCAACTTTAACAGACCAAACATTGGTTCTGATTACGAAGGTTGGCAATCAGTAACTTCAAACAAACAGTACGTGAACAACACTCCGACTAATAGTCCTGTGTCGATCAACACGAATACTAACACCTTCAAGAAGTTTCTTCCTGAGTCTATCTCTCAATACACTTCTACAGAAATTCCAGAAGTAGTGGTGACAGAACAACCCAAGGTTAAATCTGCATCTGCTGTTCGTATGGACCTAATGCAGATGTGGGACGACAAAGAAGAATTCACATTGCTAGACCTCGAAACGAATTTGGTAAGACGTAGTTGGACAAACTGTGTATTCACTTCCCTGTCATTCTCTGAGAATGCAGACGGTGGTGACTCACAGGCTTTGTTCCCTGTCATGGAAATCGAACAAGTGCGTTACGCTGAAACCAAACAGATCAAAGTGCGAATCAAGAACAAAGGTCGTAAACAAGGAATCGCCACTAAACGTAAAAAGGTTGGTGAGGACGATGCTAGCAAGAATCCTACTGACCTTTCTCACCAGTCAGCGTCTCAACGTATTAACGCACAAGGGCCAAAAAGTGGTGCACCCGATCCAGTACCAGCACCTAAGCCAACAGGCAATGAAGGTGTTAACCCATGATCCTAAAAGAACGTGTATACGAACTGACGATTGGCAACTACAAAACTGGTAATGGGATTCTACTTCGCAGTGACGGGACTGATCCAGAAACAGGACTGTTCACATACGGTAGTCAGCTTGTCTTCTCTTTCACGCGTGACTCTGACAACGCAAGAACCCCCAACAGTGGTGAGATTGCAGTCTATAACGTCTCACGCGAACATCTAAAACTTGTAGACGGTGACTTTACAGAACTCTCCTTAAGTGTAGGTTATGCATCTAATGGCCCTCGATTGATGGTCAAAGGCAACGTGATTGAAATGTCCACTCGCAAGAATGGCGCTGACCGTGTGACCACCTTCAAAGTAGGTGAAGCGTATTCAGCACTGAATCACAAGAGGGTAAAAGGCATTATCTCTGCTGGTAAAAAGATTGAAGACTGTATTGACTTTATTCGCGCTGCAATGGATGGCGATGTATCCAAAGGCAGTTACCGTGGGGAAGGTTTGCAAAAAACCATTAACAGCGGAGTTTCCTTACATGGCACTCCTAGAGAACAACTAACGCGGTTGTGCAAAGCGAATGACCTAGAGTGGAATATCAGTGGAGGTGTGCTTAACGTCACTGGTAAAAATATGCCTTCAAGCAAAAATACACAAAACGCTATCGTGCTGAATGAAAATACTGGCTTGCTTGATGTTCCCTACTTCACATCTGCCGAAGGAAAGAAACTCCCAAAAGACAAGACCCGCAAACGTGGCGTACATTTCACAGCTCTTTTGAACCCAGATCTATTGCCCGGTGCAATCGTCAAGATTGAAGATCCTGATATTTCAGGTTTCTTTAGAATTAACACTGCTCAGTTTGCGGGCAATTACCGTGGAGACAGTTGGTATGTAGATTGTTTCTGTTCTGAAATCACAGCGGAGGAACTAGTTTAATGAGAATGTTTTCTCAAGATGATCATGTGCATAGCATGATTGAACAAAAGCTAGCGGCTGGCTTCACTGCCCTCCCCGCTAGAATCACCGGCGTTAACAACCTTGAAACCTTGAGCGTTAACGTTCAACCAATCATTAATGACCTTTACACAGACGGCACAGCGGATGAATTCCCGGACATTCTGAGTGTTCCATTGATCATGCCGGGTAGTAAGAAAGCTCTTGTAAGCTTTCCTGTTGAAGTTGGTGACACCGTGCTACTCGTGTTCGCTCAACGGTCAATGGATAACTTCAAGCTAGGCGCTGGCAGGCCAACAACACCTAATGACTCTCGCAAGAATGATCTACAAGACGCTATCGCTATCCCCGGCCTATTCCCGTTTGGCACAAGCTCTAACAGGGTTTCCGCTCGCAAATACCCTCACAACGTTCAAGACGTAGTTGTGGTGGCGAACATTGGCGGCAATGAATGTGAAGTGCGTCTAGCTACATCTGGCGACATTACGTTGAACACAGAGTTTCAAGTGAACGTGAACGCCAAGGACATTAACCTAACAGCTACAAACGCGATTGCTATCAAAGGCGCTTCAATGTCTATCGACGTTCCTAACACTACGTGGAAGGGTAACTACACGATGACAGGTCAAGCTACCTTCAATGGCATTCCTTTCTCTACACACAAACATACAGGCGTTACACCGGGTAATGGCACTTCTGCTAACCCAGTTGCTTAACGCGGCCTATGCAGGCTCCTAAGAGCCTACAGGCACCCCCTTTTGATACACCACACCACAAACATTAAGGCAACGCCCCACGGCATTAATTCGCCTAGGAGATATACAAATGACAATAGAATCAACAAATAAGAATCCCGGTTCACGCCAACGTCGCAGCCATCGTAAACAAGAGCGGCAAGCCATTCTAGATGGAACATTGATTCCTGCTAAACCAGTAATCACACACAAACCCCGCAAGAAACTTTATGTAGTTCCTACGGCTACTCCTGTTGTTGAGTTTGAAAACATCGTTTATGACAACCCTCTGATTAACGAGCCTGTAGAAATACACTCTGTGCTATCAGAAGGCATGTGGAATCACAACCCGTCCGATTACACGCAAGATGACTACACCAAGCCACAACAACGTAAACGACGTAAGCATAAAGAGCCTACAGAGCAATACCGCAAAGAAAGCAAGTGGCAATGACTCAGTACATGCCGGGACGTCCAACGATCTACAGTCAAGATCTAGAACGCATGCACAAAGTACATAAGACTGAAATTGAAAACATGGCACTTCGCATTCTTGAACTAGAAGCGGCTTTGCAATCCCAAACAGAAGCCTTTGAGAAAGCGTTAGAACGAATGGAATCTATTTTCCTTAGCCACTATTCGTGCTGACACTTTCAAAGGTCAACCCCTTTCACTCTCTATTCCCATTTTCTAGGAGACTCGTTCAATGATGATCAACAATCAAACCATTGCCTACGCCCAAGGCATTCTAGGCACCAGAACACATTACTACATTGGCTATCTAGCTGGTGAATACGCAATCCAGCGAACAGTGCAACAACTTCGCAACGTAATCAAAGGCAAGACACGCGGCCTAGGTCAATTCCGATACTTCTGGATTCTGACTGATAACGGCTTGGCATTCGCTATTAGCGGCGATGGCACTTCTGTTGCCGCTGCCAAAGCACTCCTAAACAACAGTGACAAATTCACTTGCACAACTGCTTATGAAGGACGCCATAGCCGTTCTATGTCAGTTGCTCTTAGCAAGGCTGTTGAAACACACATCACTATCCCGAATCAACGCACCTTTGGCGGCTCTTACCTGTCGAAGTAATATCGAGTAAACAATTATGAGTACAGAAACTATCGGTCAATTCTTCGGCCAACTAGGTTTTAAAGTCGATTGGACAGGACTTAACCAGTTTGAACGACGCATGCGACAGCTTTCAAGTGAAGTTAACAAGATTGGTCGTAAGCTTGAAAGGTCTCTAAACCTTAAGCCAACACTTGGAAACTACGCCGCACAACTGCGAAGCCTTCAAGGTCTCACAGCCAAGATGAACAAAGAGCAAATGCAGACAGCAAAGTTTACGCTGGCTACTGAACAGGCTAGAGCCAAAGTGGCACAGGCACAGGCTAAAGCTCAGAACGAAGTAGACAAAGGCAAGCGTGCTGCTCAAGCATTCAGTTTGCGTGCTGAACAGCAAATGATGCGTAACCAGTCAGCCAAGACACAGGCTATGTATCAACAGACACGCCTACAGCGTGCTATGCACCAAACTGAATTGGCCTCTATGCGTCTACAGGATCGCATTCAAGCCCGCCTCAACCCACAGCCACGCCGGAACGCCTCAACAGGTGGCACAGGCTCCTACAGAGGCTCACGCGGGCATGCTTCCCCATCACTGACACGCCATGCAATGGCCGGTGGTGTAGGTGGCATGGTAGGCGCTCACGCTAGCGGTTTCTCAATGCCGGGTATCGGTGGATTCACATCTGCCGTTGGTGCGGCTGCTGCTGGCGTGGTTGGCCTAGGCGTTGCTGCTATCGGTGCTGCTGCTGCAATGCACGCATTTGTAAACAGCATTGCTGAGAAAGGCCAACAATCAAACATGCGTATCGCCCAGCTCACAGCGGGATACGACGATGGAAAACGTTCTAAACAGGATGCTACCAAGCTGGGCCGTCAGGCCAACTATCGTTTTCTAGGTGTTGCTGATGAACTCGGACTAGACGCCGGGCAGTCTGGGAAAGATTACGCAGCCAACAGAACAAACCTGATGGATGCGGGAATGTCTGATGTTCGGGCCGAGAAAACATTGCACGGATTCCTTGCATACGCTAAAGGCTCTGGTCTGGATACACAGAACGTAGCGGGCATTATGAAAGCCATGGGACAGTCTCTGTCTAAAGGCCAACTCATGTCTGAGGAATGGAAGAACCAAATTGCAGAACATTTGCCGGGTGCTGGAAAAATTGGTGGTGAAGCCTATCAGAAAATGACAGGTGGCAAGCTAACTGGTGCTGCTGCAACAGCCGCTCTTACACAAGCTATGGCAAAAGGCGCTATCAAAGGGGACGACGTTAAAAAGTTCTTTGAAACAGTCGCTGAATTGCTTGAACGTGATGCTAACCGTGGTGGCCGTCTTGACCTTGCAAAGACAAGTCTCGAATCCCAGAAGAATCGCCGTAACACTCTGATTCAACAAGTAGCGACAAACGCCTACGATAAAGATGATGGTGCTATGGGCAAAGCTTTGACAGCAAACGCTGTTGCTCAACAAAACCTCATTGCTGCATTGGCTCCGCTAGTCGATAAAATGTCTACAGTGGGCACAGCTTCCATTCAAAGCATGACCCGCCTAACGGATTCCGTAACACAGCTCATTCCAGCTATTGACAGTTGGTTGAATGGTTTCAGTGGGAACACTGACAAACTAGAGCAAGCTATCAAATCAAACATTGATGGTTTGAAAGCATTCACTGATGGATTCCAGTCTACGTTTGCTTCTATTGGGATTAGCCAATGGGGCGAGAAGTTCGGGGCATTGGGTGATGCACTTGTAAGACTCAACAACGCTCTAGAGCCTCTGAAAGCCCTTATCGGCGTACTGGCTGGCACATTCGCAACACTAGCAGGCATGGCCCTTGATACAGCCCTAGAAACCCTCACAGGCGCTGTTAACGCCCTTGCTGCTGTACTTGAGTGGTCTGCCAAGAAGTTGGGTTATGAATCGCAAGCTGAAAAGACAAACCGTCTTTACAACGAAGCACATCCAAACCGTGTAGTTGATGGTAGCGGCACTAAGCCTCTGGTTATGGCTCCACAAGCATCGGATAGCATCATTGGCTCTCAAATGGCTATGAGTCCACTTGTAGGTGGATTGTTGAAGCTTAACGAAAATCAAGCTATTGACCGTTTGCAAGCGTCTCAGTCGGGTGCCTATGTGATGGCTTCAAATCAAAGCCAAGCTGCTGTTAACAACCAATCAACCGTTAACCAGCAAGCACCAGTCACAACAATCAACAACGACATTAAGACGGGTGACATGAACGTGACAATTCACTCAAACGCAACCACAACTGAGGGTGTGCTTAAAGATGCATTGCCAGCCATCCAACAGGCAGCGAAAGAGGCAGCAAAACAAGGTGTACTAGAAGCCCAAGGCAAACAGTTCTCCCCTGCTGCTGTGACTGACTTGCGATAATGTCCAATCCATTTAAGCCCCTTAGTCAAGGACGTGACGAACGGGGTTTGCACCTCATACGTGCACACCATAGGAGAATCACAAGTGGTACAGACCAAACACAAGGTGTTTCTAGTCACCTTTGTGCTAACAGTGCTTATGGGCGTCTCGCCTGTAGCATATAACGCAAAGATGTATGATGAACGCCAGCAACAACACCAAATTCGCTCAACCCTCATTATCCAAGATCGTGACATTAATAGAAGTACAGACAGTGCAATCCTCCTTGCCAAAGAAGCAAGAATGCTGGCCGAACAACTGTGCATCAAATCTATTGGTGCTACAGCTTGCCTAGAGTGAGTGTATCTATATGTCCAAAACATCTACAGCACCCGCTTTCTATGGCGTAGTGATTGCCCTCTTTCTTGTGTTCGTTGTCTACACCCTTACCTCTTTGAACTCACTTCAAAACAGAACAAGAGAGATTCCCGTGCTAATCACACGAGCTGATAAGGTAGAAAGTAGCGTTATCATTCTCGCCAATAGTTCAGCTAAGGCTACAGAACAGCAAGTAGATTTAATTCTACAGCTTCAAGACACAGTTGGTTATCTCACAAAGATTATAGCCGTTTCACCTCTCAAGAAGGAGCTTAAAGACAATGGCATTAAAACTAAACCTTAGTAGTTTGCAATCATTGAAGAAGCGCCTAAAAGCACTTGAAAAGCGAGACGTAAAAACAGGCTTCTTTGACTCCTACTACGACGATGGAACCTCAGTCGCACAAGTGGCAGCATGGAACAACTACGGAACAAGCTTTCACCCTGAACGCCCTTTCATGAACGATACATTCATGGCCCACATGAGCAGACAACGCATTCATAAAGCCATTCGTGATGTATTCCGAAGCGTGGCTAACAGCAATGGTCAAGCATTCAACGCACTGAATCGCCTAGGTAAAGAAGTAGCTGAGATTATGAAGCAAACCATTGATGACTATCCGGGCCACAACAGCCCCAACACGATTGCCATTAAAGGGTTCGATGATCCGCTGTACGACACAGGCAAAATGCTAAGAAGCGTCACATTCAAGATTGATTCAAGCAAACAGCTAGCTTGACAAACACACACACCAGAATAAGGAGTAATCCAAATGCACTACATTCCAGATCCATCCAAAGCTGTAGACTACAAGCGCCTGTTTCTTGAAAAAGACGGCATCGAAGCTTGCGGCCACTACATCGCCAACAAGTGGAACGTTCAACACGTTCTGACATTCCCGAGCGCACCCAACAGACTATTCAATCTGGTGCTGAGTGGCTACACAGAGCCTCAAGCACACGTAGCCCTTTATGCAGAATTCGGCTTTGCTGTCCCATTGGAAGCACCTAAGCCAGCCCCTAAAGGCAAACGTAAAGCCTAATGACTTCTATCAGATTGAATACTTGTGAGCATTGCCTGAAAGTGTTCACAGCTTACCGCTTTAAACGTCTATGTGACGCCTCATGCCCTCCCTTGAGCACTCCCGTAAGCTCGCCTGAGCCACTACAGAGCATTACCCTAGGCACCGCACTACTCTCTCTATGAACGCCTTGTGTGAGCTTACAGGAAGCCACAACTACGCTGGGTGAGAGTGCTATACAGAATTTCAGGGAAATTCCGTCCTGTCTCTCTCTGGAATAGAAAAGCCCCGGCCATCGTTATTGATAGCTGGGGCTTCTTTATGCCCGTGTGTTTTGTATCAACGGCTTGTAACGTAGAGCGGGATTCCTTGTTCAAAGCACCGTTCAACGTCTACAGGGTGAACACCAGCCCCCTCTAACGCTCCGTGCGCTGCATGGCGTACACCAGTGAAGTCTAAGCCGTGCGTGTTACACAACTCTAACGCACGCCTGACTAGGTTGATCGCTCGTGCATTCGCAACGTGCTGATGATCCCCTAGATCTACATAACAGGTACGCGAAAATAGCGGGGTGCAATCGTAAACCCCCAGATACAAGTCGCCTTCCTGTGCAATCTCTTTGGCTCGCTCAAGGCTGGTGTTCCGGTTCAGTTTCCGCATGTTTGTATCCTCCGTGTGTTGTGGTGAGCCGCCATTATGCACAGCCCGTAACACTCTGTCAACCCAGCACAACGTTACAGACTTTCAGCTACCATGCGATAGGAGGGGATCACATCCCCGGATTAGCGAGTAAACCCCCGTAGGCATTGATCCAAACCCTAGTTTTGAATGACAGAAATCAACACGGTGTATCGCGTCCTAATAGGATGAAATCAACACGGTCGCATAATATAGGAGGGACGTGAAACGCCCCAGTGAAGCGACAGCGAAACGCTCCTAGATTATGCTCTTGACCTTCGCTTGTGGCGGGGAGCCACGATAGGACACAGTTGGCACCAGAGACAGGTGAAAGCTGATACAAGCGTGTTTATTCACGAAGTGATAACCCTCACTTGAATAGGCACACTAACGCCATACAAGCAGGCAGAACGCCTCACCCGCCTATGTCGCCATTCTGTAATAAATGTATAGAAATACGACGGCCCACCTACAATGTCTCAAATCTGTAACACTGTGTCACATTCTTGATTTACAGGTTTTCTGATCCGCCATATAATAAAGCATAAGCGACAGCTTAGAACTGATCCCACTGACATAGAAAAGGGCGTATTAATGAACGAAGTGAATAGCCCTAAGAAGAAGTGTTACTAACCTCAAGCTAGCTTGAGAGGTATACCATTGAAAGCTTCGCTTTCAGTCTTAGCACGGTAAAGCGAAGCTTTAGATAATACCCTCTTTCTTTTCAGGGATTTTTTCATTAATGAAAATCCCTGTGAACTATCCTAACTGGATACAGTGCTAACAGGCTCAGTCTACAGCGTTCGCTGTGAGGCTTTCACAAGCCGTATCGGCAACGATACGATAACACCCATACTCTGCAATACTCTGTGCTAGAACGTTGCTCAGACGGTGCTGTGGGAGCTTGCAAGATAGGGCTGAAATCCGTCTTGGGAGCGGGTTTAAAAACCCCAGAAATAACCATCTGAAAACTCCTTAAAACCTCTGAAAAACCTAGCTTGCTCTCTAATCATCCAGTGCAATACGGCTGAATCATAGAATTTGAATTCTCAGAAATTTAACTCTGTTGAAGTCTTACACCATCTGGTTAGAAAATAACCAATTACATAGCAACTAGTACAGAAGGCGTGATTGCACGTAAGGGTGTGGAGTGCCTCTCCCCCTCTCATGTAGGTTTTCGCTGGAATACGTCTCTACGCACCTACTCTAACCGTGCCATGTGCTAAGCAAGTTGCTTTTTCACAGTCAACTACTTTATTTCAAATCTTCAAATTCTTTTCGCCAGATCAAGTCGAGTCGCATCCGTCAAGCACCTTGTGCAAATCCCGACAAAAGGCTAATGTAGCACGTCAGTTTCCCTTTTCACTGTTTGGATGAAACGCTTCAAATTGCACGCAAGGCTTGTCTATTGGCTCACTATTCCTGATAGAGAAAGATAATTACGTGAGATTCCTGAATTACCAAACATTGGCACGTGGATTGCCCACGCCAGATGTACTCTTAGCATTCTCAGAGGCTCCACAGGCTCTTCCTAGCCTATTACCCACAAGAAGCGCCCTATCCCACTGACTCGTGCTTAACGTCGCTACAGAGCCACTATGCTTGCTCTCAGGCTCTATTGGCTGGCTTGCTCTAAGACTGTCTAAGGCATTTCCCGTGCTAACTGGGCCAACTGCCCTAGCTGTATAGCTGTCTCGCCTTGAGAGAGTTTCTAGCGCCCTCTAGGGTACGTTCTAGTCCCCGCAATAGCCGCCAAACCCCCGGCCCTGCTGGGCCAAACTGATGTTTTCAATGACAGAAATAGCTAGCTGTCAAGCCTTCCTAGAAGGTGTGTAGGGCCATTCTCATTCATTCATGAATGGCCCCATAGAAAGACAGGGCAATGCCCATGGGAAAATTAATCCTGTTGACAGAGCGAACAGGCTATGAAGCATCCATAGCCTTGTAACGCTGTGTAGACGCCCGTCTACTAATAGTTACAGAAACAGCTTGCTGTAACACTGTGATGAACGTACAATTCGCACACCACAACGTTACGGAATCCGACCATGAAAAGCACCGCTCCTGTAGTTGCCTATTACCGAGTTTCCACAAAGGGCCAGGGCGAGTCAGGTCTAGGTCTGGAAGCTCAGAAGGCTTACATTGAAACAGCGGCAAAATCCCATGGTTGGGAAGTGGTAGCTGAATACGTGGAGACTGTCAGCGGCACCATTGCCCCGCTTGATCGCCCTGAATGTGCAAAGGCATTGGCTCATGGCCTACCACTGGCTGTAGCGAAGCTAGACAGGCTTTCTCGTGACGTTGAGCACATTGCTTCCCTTATGAAAAGAGTGTCCTTGAAGGTGGCAACGATGCCACAGGCTGACAACTTCCAACTCCACCTATTTGCAGCACTGGCGGAACAGGAACGAGCTTTCATTTCCCAACGCACCAAGGAGGCTTTGAAAGCCTTGAAGGACCGGGCAGACGGGGGCTGTGAAACAAGCCTATGGAAGATCGCTAATCGTGCTAAGGCGAAGCCACAAGACTCCAACAACGCGGCCTTGCTGCTGGCTAGGGCAGTCCGTACAGAGCGGGCCAAAGAGTTTGCTGTAACCCTTGAAGGCACCATAGCTCTAGCACGCTCTAAGGGCTGCTCTACCCTACGTGACATTGCTCTCTTTCTGAATGAACGCAAGGTGCTGACAGCTCAAGGCAAAGAGTGGACAGCAATGCAGGTGAGCCGCGTTATGAAGCGTCTGAATGACTCTCCCGTGGGATAGAGCGATCCTAGCTTAGCGTGGCCTACAGGCACTCTCAGGGGTGCCACAGGTTACTTTCATATTTGTCAGCTTTCTAGGCTGGCGTCTCGCTCCGTGTTAAGCAGGTAACGTGCTAATCCCATGTTCTCAGATCCAGCTAGAAATTATTTTTCTGTGCTATGGGCTGAAACACCCTGTTGTACGCGTCTAATTTTTTGGCGGAAAATGGAATTCCTTATAAAGCACTCTTGACACAACGAATTTTCAAGTAATATCACCAAAGAAAAGGTCATCGGCCAAGAGACGTTAAATTTGATGCGTGTCGCTCACCTACTAGGATTGTGGGTCATATAGAGCCATCCTAGAATCAGATATTGTTCTGTCCCACCTCTCAACAAATATTAGAAATTTATCATGGCTATCCGCATAAGTCTGGAGCCATTTTCTTATACCCTCACAAACCTCAAGATAGAGAGAGTGCAGATTGAAGTAATATATCCCATCGAACGCGCCCTGCGAACTCTCTGGAACGTCGCCAATTGCGATTGAAATTCGTCGAGTCTTTTTCTTTAATACCTTTTTTGAGTCAAGATTCGACATGTGCAAAACCCCATTTCGCATTTCCCAAAGCTCGTCGGCAGTAATACCCACAGGCTCTAAATCCACATACGCGTCCAGCCATCTACTAAAAACAGCTCGATCTTGTGGTTGCTTATCGTAGCCGTACTCGACATGTGCAATGCTGTCGATACAAGACATAAACAATTTAGTAGCAGAAGCATAGTGCTTATGATTAAAGAGAAGCTTATATGCTAAAAGAAAATCGTCATTAATAAGATCGGCATAGTGAAACATATTATCTTTGGTATACTTTGCCAGCCAGTCTTCCATCACACTATCCGCCCCCATCGCCTTATTAACGTCATTCATATCTAGCGGGGAGTGATCAGAAACATAATTTATCGCAGGCTTGCCATTCAAGATGATAGTTATGGCCGTGAGTGGGTCTCGTGCGACGTTAGGCCCAAACGCATACTCAAATAGCCCAAGCGCCGTCCCCAAGCGACTACGTGCAGTATAAGCAGCAATTGTCAAACCAGCTGGAGCCTTTGTTAATATAGCTTTTTTGTAATCTCGTTCTGCTGCGATTTTCAGAAATGCTTGCTTCTCTGCGTCAGTACCCTCGACCTCATAGCAAATATGCCCGAGAAACCCCACTCTCTGTTGCTCATCTGCAATCAGATAAAAGCTGTATATTATTTCTTTCAAAACTGCTCTCCTTTGCACAACTGCCTGAAAGACCGCTATTGATAGAACCTATGCTTGGTTGGACAGAAAGCTTGATCAATTCAGAGGTATCTCTTTTCGCACCACCCTTCAATGACCTAGCCGAACGCACTATAACCGCAAGCACCAACTCAGCTATGATGGTAGCCAAATGCCAGCCTAGCCCTGTTAGAATGGCTTATAGCTCACGAGCTTAGCCTTGACAAGAAAAATGGTTAAAAGTATTACTAAAAGTAAATTTTTAAGGAGTGGAAAATGTATTTTTATATTGATGAAAGCGGCCAAACCGGACTTAAACTTTTCGACGCACAGCAACCAATCTTGTATTATGGTGTAATCTCATCGCCTCATAACTTGAATGAAGTTGCACGCCCTTTCGTTGAGTCCTTGAGAGAAAGATTCCAAGTAGAACGCTTACATGCTAGTGAACTAGGGCTGGGAAGGCTTTTAAGCATCACTGGCGAACTGGAAACCCTCCACAAGCAATTCGACATCACATTAGACGTTTACAAAGTTCTCAAGCCAGATTACGCACTCATAAGCTTCTTTGATCAAGTTTTTGACCAAGGGCTTAATAAGGCCGTTCCTTGGGCATCTTACTGGACACCTCTTCGATACATACTCCTAGCAAAGCTTGGATTTATTTTTGATCAGGCCGTTTTGGAATTAGCATGGGAAGCACGAATAGAGAAGAACTCTCAAAAGGCCAACAAAAAGCTACAAGAGGTTTGTGAGATTCTTTTACAACGGGTAGACCAACTTCCAGACGCTCGCTCCCGCGAAGTTATTGGAGACGCTCTCAAGTGGGCTAAAAAATACCCAGAGGAAATACACTACAATATTTACAGCAAGGATGACAAACTTCAAATCTCGCCCAACCTTATAGGGTTTCAGTCAGTACTACACGGTATTGCAATAAGATTGGGAAGCAATGGCGTAAAAGCGGCGGCAATCATTGTAGATAGGCAATCTGAATTTAACAAAGCACAAGAGTACATTGCTGAGTTTTATAAAAAGAGCAAGCACATTCCATGGGAGACAGGACCAGGACTTCCCGTGATGGATCTTACGCACATCCCTGATATTCCTATCGCCTGCACACCAGGGGATGAAGACACCGGACTTGAATTAGTCGACGTGTACCTTTGGCTATTTAAGCAGCATGCCGAAGGAAAGAAAGGTTCCAATGCTCTAGAAAGCTTCCTTGAACCGCTCCTTAAGAAAGGGCAAACTTCTGAGGTATCGTTCAATGCTTTGATGGATCGTTGGGAGCCATTACTTCTCGGCGGACCTGAGCTTTCAGCGGATGATATGAAACGCGGAGAAGAATTTGTAGCACTCCAAGAAGCAGAACGCAAAAAACATCTAGATGGAATTTGATACACATGAATAGTAACAGCAGATTAGCGGGTGCTATATACATCCTGATTGTAGGAGGGTTGATTCTATTTGGATTCTATCTAATGTTTTTTGGTGGGGTTAACACGAGCATCACTAGCGATTTCTACAGACGTTGACGCCCCCCGCTGTCTTGAAGGCCACTCTTGTGCTGAGAATGGCCTTTTTTGTCTGTAGAAAGTGAATCAAAGAAGCTACGCTGCAGGTAGGATAGGAACTACTCCGCTCCGACTCGCTACAGCCCAGGCACTACGTGGCCTAGAGACCCTTTTTAACTGACATATTCTTCACAAAGTGCGGAGTGTGGCACCTCAAAGCACACTTCAAAATCCTGTGTATACTGGGAACTCAGCCATTGCAGCGAGCCGCACCCCGATGACAATAACCTTTGCACCTTGGATGGTCGAAAGCGCCCATAAATACCTTAAAGCAGCTAACATCCTTTATCGGGCAGACCCCAACCTGTTACACATTGCTAGCGTTAATGCTGCCCTCGGGCTAGAGATACTGTTGAAGTCTTTCATAGCAAATGTCACTAAGAATGAAGGTAAGGTGCACGAGAAATACAGACCGAATAAGGACGCCCTAAAAGCCTCTTACGCAATGCTGAAAGAAAAGGGTGAGGTAGGCGATAAACTGGATTCTCACGACCTACTACTACTCTTCTACGCAATTCCCGAGGAAGTACGCAAAGCGGTGAACCTACATCATTTTGAAATGCCTATTAGAACGTGCCGCCATGTGTTCGCCGGTAGTCGTTATGAGTATGAAGCAGAATCCCCTACAGGGTTTTGTGATACTGCTATCCAAGCCCTAAACATCTTAGTTCCCAACACCGTCCACTACTATAAGCAACATGGCTGCATAGACTCATGGATTATTTCTTATCCCAACGTACCTTAATCTGTGAAAGTTTCATCCCTTTTATGGCAGCTATATCTACCGGCGTAGCCTTTACTGTCTTTTTCACCAATTTATTCTCAGGGCGATTAATACCAAGCTTCACTAGCTTCCCGTCTGACAAGACCACTTTATGTACATCCTCACTACGGCCCCAGCCTAGGTAATGGAATGTCTGTTTTCCTGTTTCGTCTTCAAATGTGATTCGCCCGTCTGGATGACAGACCAACTGATAACCCACACTTTGTAAGAGTGCGTTAGCTTTCATCATGTCTTTGTTGAAGTCTGTCGTACTGACGATCTTGTCACGCATGCTAATAGACGTGTGTGTCAGTCCATCCATTTCAGCCTGTAGCAGTTTACGTTCTGCCTGTAGGCTTCTGAGTTTATCTGTCAGTTCTTCACTGTCGTCTTCAAGGACGGTGATAGCGTTCACGATGCGAGTAATCTTTTTGTTTACCTCGCCTATCTCGCCTTCCAGTTCCATGGCTCGTTTCTGTGAAGCTGTAAGCATCTGGCCCTCTAACGCTTTCAGAGCATGACCAGTGAACGTAAACAGATAAGCCAACTCGATGACAGGCTCAGGTATAGAGCGATTGTTAGAACAGCCCATAGCGCCCCTACGGGCACGACTGGAACATTCCATTGAAGTTTGGTCGCTGGCCTTAAAGTATTTAGTGTTGAAATTCTTCCCGCACGCGCTACAAACAACCAACCCTGTATAAGCGTGTTTGTTCGGTGTGCCACGTGGAGAAAATTTAGCTTCCATTCGTTTTTGCACACGATAGAACAACTCAGGTTCCACAACGGCTGGATAGACGTTAGGTATGCTGTCCCACTCGCCTATAGCGGTTCTGTTATTCATCCAACGCTTCACGGTGCTAGGTGCCATTCGTGCTAGCAGTGGGTTGGAATTCCCTTTAAAGATACGTTCAAAGATTCGACGCTCACCGATCCCGCTTGCATAGTCTTCAAATGCTTGTTTAACGAGTGGTGCAATCTCGGGAATCAACTCCCCTTCGCTTGTCAACCATACAGGCGTGTGACGTTTTGGCACCACGCCTTCAACAGCGTTCTTTCTACGTGCTGCATAGCTGGCCTTCAATCGGCGGCTGAGCGTCTCTGAATACTGGTGTGCCTGCTGCACCTTCGCCACGAGCAAGAACAGGTGATTGCTGTTCGCTGACTCACGATCATATTTGATGCCATCGTCTAGGGTTACGATGTAAACGCCAGTCCTCACAATGCGTGCAAGCAATGGCAACATTTCCATAGGCTCTAAACGCCCTACCCGGTCGATAGCTTCAATCAACACAACGTCGCCCGGCTCGATGCTTCCATTCTCTACAGCCGCTAGCAATTGCCCGAAGCCATTTTCAAGATGTGCCCCGGTGAACCCACTAACCCCTAGATCCTGAAATCGTAGGTCACTGAGGACGTATTCAGGGTTTGAATCTAGCCACTGAGCGAGCATTGTTTGCTGTCTCTCAAGGCTGCTACCCTTGGCTTGCTTCTCAGAAGAGAATCGAATGTAGGAGATTGCTTTAGGCATGGCGAAGTCTCTGTATCCTCTGGCTTTGGCCGGTGTGGAGTGAGTCTATCACTCTCATAGACAGTGCCGCATTCTGCACCCAACCGGTGTACTACGAGTTCAAAGACTTGCAGGTGCCCACCCTGCTGCTGATCGGCACCAGCGACACTACCGCCATCGGCAAAGATGTGGCGCCGGCGGCGGTCAAGGCCAAAATTGGTCATTACGAGGTACTGGGTAAGCAGGTGACCAAGCTGATTCCCCGCGCCACGTTGGTGGAGTTCCCCGGCCTGGGCCATGCGCCCCAGATGGAAGAGCCGAAACAGTTTCATAAAGCCCTGTTGCACGGGTTGAACGCCCTTTAATTGCCACTTTTCGAGGCCCGCGTGCATGTCGATACAGATCGCAGTGATGGATGATTGGCAAAACGTGGCCAGCGACGTGGCAGATTGGTCGGCGCTGGATAGCGTGGGCAAGGTGCATTTTCTCCACGACTACCCCGCCGATACCGCCACCATGATCGAGCGCTTGAAAGGATTCGAGGTGATTTGCCTCATGCGCGAACGCTCAACCTTTGACAAAGCCCTGCTGCAAGGGCTGCCCCAGCTCAAATTGCTGGTGACCGGCGGCATGCGCAATGCGGCCATCGACCTTCCCGCAGCCAAGGC